GAAAATTCACGGGTGATGGTTTGGTCGATAACACGCAGTTGAATACCGTTCAACCATGCTTGTTTTGCGAGCATGGTATTTACAGCAGCCAAATCAGGTGTTTGAGAGATACCGAGAGCGTTGGCGGCGAAAGAAGCGCACTGTTTAATGATTTGTTCCGCAGAACAGATTTTGTACAGTTCATCCAAGTTGATGAAAGCGAACTTTAAGTTCAGGTTATGCTCCTTACCCAACTTCACGAATTTAGCAAGGTCGCCGATAATGTCAGCAGTTGACTTGCTGTTCCAATCAACGGATGATTTGGTTTTCATCTCATCATCCACGTCATAGTCAAGGTCAAATTCATTGGCATAGGTTGCGTTCGTGGTGGTTGTAAATTTAAGCACGCCAGCGTTTGAAGCGAGTTTCCATGCAATGTATTCTTCCTCAGACTGAACGCCGTTGAAACAGAAGTCAACATCATTGCCCCAATATTCAACAAGTTTGGTCGCATCTTCATCCTGAGCGAAAGCCAAAGCCGTTTGATAATCTTTGATTTCAGAACGTGAAAGTTCACGGCTGATAGAGATAAACGGAATATCTCCACGTGCGCTCTCGAATATCGGGCGGCGTTTACGCATGATAGTTCCGTTATCGGTATGCAGGTCGGCGGCGACATTCTTCTTTTCAAGCTGGTTCGTTAAGGTTTTCCAGTTGAAGCCGTTGACTTTCTTAACGGGGAAGTGCTTTCCGAAAAGGAAGCCCGAAGCGTCAGCCGAGTTCAGACGGGCTTGAACCATTTGTTCGGTCAAACCCTGAATCATTGTATTTACAATAGTTCCCATAAATTACTTACGATTAATAGTTTATGATACCTTTGAGGTGTTTCATCACGCATTCAGGAAGCGGGTTACCCTTTGTCACGCCAATAAGCCAACCGTCCGTGTCAAGATTTGAGTTTTGCGCGATGGGCTTGCCTGTTCCGACAAGTGAAAGCGGGGTGTATTTCAGTTTTGAGGTTTTCTCTGCCGATTCCGCTGCGGCTTCAATGATAAAGCCGCCTTTCTCAATCTTCACGCCAAGAGTGGTTCCGACCTTGATTGTGTCATGGGTTTTCTCTGTGGTTGTGATAGATGTGATAGCGTAAGCCTTGCCGCCCTCATCAGCCATGACGAAATCGCCTACTTTGAAATTGTGACCTTTATTTACTTTGATGTCAGTTGCGGTATCTGTCGCTTCTGCCGACAGAACGGCAATCTTCACAACGTGGCAAATGCCGTTGTCGGGTGCGCTCAGTACTGCGCCCTCATTCAGAAAATCGCCGCCGAGTTCAGAAACCTTGACCGAAACACCGCCACGAATATCCGCTGTTTTGTGCATGAAGACACGAGGTGTGCGTGTGTCTTTCCTGCGTGTTACTGTCATTCCCATTTTTTTGAATGATTTTGAGTGTTAAACATTAGAACGGCTGACCGTCAGCAGGCTTGTTGTCACGGTGTGATATAGCCTCTATTTGCTCTTTTGTCAGTTCGTTCCCTTGACTTGATGAACCGCCGTTCTGTGCGGCAGGTCTTCCGAAAACAGCCCCTTTTGCCCGTGTGTCATTGACAATGCCGTCCACTTCGGTAGTGATTTCGCCGACGAGCGTGTTGAACTGTTCATCGGTCAGACCGTCAACAGGTGTACGCTCGTAAGCCTTGCGTAGATTTTCAGGCAGTTTTTCAATGATTGTGGAAAGTTGTTGCTTGCGGGTTGCAGTTGTACGGTCACCATCCATTTTGTTCAAACGCTCGGTTATCGTCTTGTTGCTTTCGATAAGAGCCTGTGCCCAAGCCGGAACTTGCTCGACCCCTGCGGATTGTGTCTGAACGGTTTGCGTTCCTCCTTGCTGACCGCCCTGAGAGCCGCCACCGTTATCAATCTTTTGCCCGTCTTTCAGACCGTATTTGGTTTCATAGGTTTGTACGGCTGTCTGTTGGGCTTCTGTCGCACGGCTGTCGCCGTAGCTTTCAATGATTTCGATGAACTCTTTTGTCACCCCTGCAATAGCAGTTGTTACTTGTTCATCTGTGGTTACAGTCTTGGCGAGTTTATCGGCAATCCTGTTCAATACATTTGCGTTGACCCCCGGGAATTTGGCTTTCAACGCCTCTAAAATCTTTTGTTTCATAATGAATGCTTTGTTT